TGATGTATTATATTATCAATGATAAATTTAAATAAAGCCGATTCTCAGGCGATACGAGGCCTAAACAGCCTAAGAGAACCAGGGTTTCAGGGTTTATTAAAATTGTTTCAAGAAGAACTTGAAGCAACAAAGCAGAAGTTAATCTATGCAGACGACATAAATGTTATACACCGGCTGCAGGGAAAAGCGGAAGCTTATGAAGATTTACTGAAAGCGGTTGAAGAATCGCAGAAGGTGATGAAGGGGCACTAATTTAATTAGTGCATATCGGAGCACACCATTATGGGAGCAGCATACCTTCTAGGACGCTGTAGAACAGAGTTGGTGCTTTAAGGAGAAAAATATGGCATTGCCAAGACAAGTACAAAAACAGATTAAGGAAACTGAAGAATTAGAGAAACAACTGGCCCAAGGCGAAGATCAGCAAGAAGAAATGAAAGCTGATGAAGTAACTGAGGATACAGAAGTTAAAGTAACTGAAGCTAAAGCGGAAGAAGATGTTAGTACGGGAATCGAAGCGAAGCCAGCTGATGAAACTAAAGGTGAAGACGCTAAAGACGACTTCAAGCAAAAATACAGTACTTTAAAAGGGAAGTACGACGCAGAAGTTCCAAGACTGCACCAGCAGATCAAGGATTTAACTGCTCAGATGCAGTCCTTTAAAGATGATATTGAAGCTAAGAAGAAAGCTGAAGCAGAAAAACCTAAAGAAAAAGTCAGTTACATTACCGATGCTGATCGAGAAGAGTACGGTGATGATTTACTAGATGTTCAACGTCGAGTAGCCAAAGAAGTTGCGCAAGAATATGATGATAAACTTGATGCACAGGCTAAGATTATCGAAGCTCTGCAAAAGCAGATTAACGATACTGGAGGCCAAGTTGGTGAGATCGGTTTTAGTTCGCGCTTACGTCAGTTAGTGCCAGACTTTGACCAGATTGATGGTGATGATCGTTGGGCGGCTTGGTTAAACGAGTACGACCCTATGTTGAATTCACAACGACGCGACGTAGCCCAAAAGGCTTTTGACTCTGGTGACGCTGAATCAGTTGCACATTATGTGAAGCTGTTTAAGAAGACCCTAGTCGCTGATGAACCTGTAGTAGATACACGCCAATCGGAACTTGAAAAGCAGGTAACGCCAGGACGTAATGCAACTACTCAGGCTAAGAGTAATGGTAAGTCCGCTAAGATTTATTCATCTCGTGAGATGGACAATCAGTGGGCTAAAATCAAAACTATGAGCATGAAAGGTATGTACGACGAAGCGGCAAAACTTGAAGCTGAACTAACAGCCGCATACGTTGAAGGGCGCGTAAGAGCCTAAAGATGTACGCTGCAGTTGGTCAACAAACTGTTTTATATATTAGGAGGCTATAATGGCTGCAGTATTTCCCGTAGTATCAAGCGGTGACTTTGATACAACACCTAGCTACTCAGGTAGCTTTATTCCACAGTTATGGTCGAACAAGCTAAACGCTAAGTTCTATCAAAACACTATGATGACTGAAATCGCTAACACAGATTGGGAAGGCGAAATCAAGAATCAAGGCGATACAATTCGTATTCGTACAGCTCCTTCAATCACTATTAATGATTACGCTGGTGCTGGCACTACTTTGACTTCAGAAGTACCTACTCCGGTCTACACTGACATGCAGATCAACAAAGGTAAGTATTTCTCGGTTCAAGTAAACGACGTACTTGCTCATCAAGCTGACATGGACTTAATGAACATGTTTACTGATGATGCTGCTAAGCAACTTAAGATTGCGATTGAGAACGAGTTTTTCTTCAACTCTTTCGTAACTGAAGGCGCTGCTTCTGCAAACAAAGGCGCAACTGCTGGTGCGATTTCTGCTGAGTACAACCTAGGTTCAGACACAGCTCCAATCAACCAAGCTACTCCTGCTAACGTACTTAACACTATTCTTCGTATGTCAGCTGCTCTAGACGAGCAGAACGTACCTGAAGAAGGTCGTTGGTTAGTAATTTCACCTTATGAGCGTCAGCTTCTTATGCAAACTGATATTGCACAGGCTTACTTCACAGGTGATTCATCATCAACTATCCGTACTGGTAAGATTGGTATGCTAGATCGTTTCACTGTATACGTATCTAACTTACTTCCTAAAGGTACTACGTCAAAAGCTCTAGTTGCAGGTCTTTCTGCTACTTCTGCAGGTTCAGCAGTTACAGGCGCTAAACCACGTCGTATGATGGTTGCTGGTACTAAAGCTGCATGTGCTTTTGCATCACAAATCTCTAAGACTGAGCCACTACGTAACCAAACTGACTTTGGTGACATCGTTCGTGGTCTTGCTGTATATGGTCGTAAGGTTCTTAAGCCTGAAGCTCTAGTTACAGCTCTAATCGGCGATCCTTCTTAATAGTTGGATTTTGGAGGGGGGCAACCCCCTCCTTTTTTACAAGGAGATGTAATGACTTTATTTGAATTAGTACAAGCAGTAAACGGTGAGATTACTAATGGTGAAGCTCGTGTTAGAGTCGATGGTGAGTGGGTAGTCCTAGGAACTTTTGACGTGATGAGCGAAGCTGGCAAAGAAATGGCAGCAAAACTAGCACCAAAGGCAGCACCAAAGAAAGCTACTACTAAAAAATAGGTGGTAGATTATGGCTACAATAAAGGTAATCGAGGTCATTGACCGCGTAGAGGACGTTTTACAAGACAGCAATGTACGCTGGCCTAGATTAGAACTGCAGAACTGGCTAAACGAGTGTTATCTGCAGATAGCTCTGCTAAGACCAGATGCGGCATCAAAAGTAGCTGACTTTACTTGTGCAGCAGGCACAAAACAGAATTTAACTACAGGGTTTTCTACTGCATTACGTCTTATCGACGTAGTTAGAAATGTAGCAACAACATCTGATAAAAAGGTTGTACGTTTAATTGACAGAAGTGTTTTAGATGACCAGCGTCCAGCTTGGCATAATGAAACTCAGACTGTAAACATTCAAAACTACACTTTCGATCAAAGAAATCCTAAATATTTTTACGTTTACCCACCAGCAACTACAGCTGCAAAACTAGAAGTTGTTTATTCAGATCTACCGGGTGAGCACGCTTTAAGCGAATCAGACCTAAATCCAGCAGGCTCAAATACTGAAGTTATTAAGTTAGATGACACTTACTTAAGTGCTATAATTGACTGGATTCTGTATAGAGCGTTTTCTAAAGATGCAGAGCATGCGGCAAATGCTGCAAGAGCTACAGCACATTACAATACGTTTATGCAGTTTATAGGCAATAAGACCCAGAGTGATATGGGAGCTGGGCCAACGGAGGCAGTGTAAATGGCTACAACATGGAGTTCTTTTTACCCGTACGTTCAACCGTACGTCCCTGGATGCCCCGAAGTCGTAATTGAGTCACATTTACAGGAAGCAGCTAACAAATTTTGCGAGAAAAGTGAGGTTTGGCGCTTTGTAATAGAGCCTGACTTTACCAGTAAAAACACCTCAGATTACGCTATAGATATCCCTACAAACACCGTTTTAGAGAGTATTTTGTACCTACATATAAACGGTTTAGTCCTTAAACCTTCATCTGAAAGGTTTTACTTAGATCAGTACCAAGAAGACGGAACTGATGTAACTGGTCGTCCGATTACATACACAATGTATGACAACGCCAGCATTAAATTACACCCAACACCTGACGGCAAATACACATTTAATGGTTTAGCTATTCTTAAGCCATCTTTAAGTGCCACAGGAGTTGAAGATTTTATTTTTGAGTCATACGGCAGAGCTATTGCTTCCGGCGCTATTAGTCAATTAGCAGCTATTCCTAATAAAGAATGGACTAACCCTGATTTGGCTATGATGCACGAGGTAAGGTTCAATAAGGAAATAGCCGCCGCTAAAGGTAGGGACACTCGTCGAGTTAACTTGCGAGTTTCTGCAGTTAAATTTGCGGATTAGGAGGGACAATGGCAGAAGTATTTAAATATGTTCAAGGTGATACAGGGCCACAACTTAAGCTAACCCTCACCGACGAAGACACAGGCAATGCTACAGACCTAACAGGTGCGACAGTAAAGATGCACTTTAGAGCTGCAGGCGAAGATTCAGTTTTATTCAGTAAGACTTTATATTTTAACCCTAGCACTCAACCAGACGGTTTGGTGTATGTAAACTGGTCAGCAGGTGAACTAGACCAAGATGCTGGTACTTACGAAGCTGAGATCGAAGTAGACCGAACAGGTGTGTCTGGCGGTACTTTAGAAACAGTTTACGAAAAACTAAAGTTTAAAATCAGAGAAGACTTCGCGTAATGAACCTTAAGTCCGCCGTAGCAGTTGCAGCCCTTAGAGCCGCAGGTAAACGGTTAGGGATAGACATGAGTGCAAACTCTTCCGTCCTTAAAATGGCGGCTGAGTTAGGTTACTTCTTAATCCAATCTGAAATTAACGACGGCGTAATAGCAGCGAGAGATACAACAGGTGTATCTGACGATTACGTACACGCTTTCTTTAAAACCCTTACTGATACATCATCTGTAGCTGAAGAAGCTACTAGAGATTTCTATAAGGTACTAGCTGATACTACTTCAGTATCTGAAGTACAGGTTATGGACTTCTACAAGAATGTAGCAGATTCTGTAGGTCTTACGGACGATATTGATACTGTTGATTTTGGCAAAGCATTGTTGGATGTTCCTGTCGCTACAGACGGAATAAACCGTAAAGACTTAACTAAACTACTAACTGATAATCTCTGGGTTACAGACGATATAGACGGTGCTGCTAGTATTCTTGACGATCAAGAGATGCAGTATGGAAAGATAACTACAGACCAGTCTTTTGCCTCTGAGAGTTTGTATAGACAAGTAGCTTTTAGCAGGAACTTTTCAGACCAGCCTGCCGCTGCTGAAAATCTAGATTATGCTTTTGGTAAGTCATTGTCAGATACTCCAAGCGCGTCAGAAAGCCTTTACAGGCAAGTAGATTTTACTAGAGCTTTTTTAGACAACTCTGTTTCTGTTGATACCTTTACTAAACAAGTAGCATTTAGTAGAGCTTTTTCTGATAGCTCAGATGCTGCAGATACTTTTTATAGACAAGTTGCTTTCTTAAGGAGCTTTACTGACACAAGTGTAGCTCTAGACAGTATAGACACTGTAGCTTTTGGAAAGTCTTTAGCTGACACATCGTCCGCCTCCGAAGACGTAAATTACGCTTTTGGAAAGGGTTTATCTGATACTCCAAGCGCTAGCGACGATGTAGATAAATTAGAAACTACTAAACTATTAACTGATACTGTAGGTGTTACAGATGACATTGACGGGTCAGCGTCTATTCAAGACGATCAAGAAATGCAGTTCACCAAGATACGAACTGATGTTGGAAATGTTGCAGAAAATTTTACTAGACAGGTAGACTTTTCTAGAGCATTTACTGATAGTAATGAAATTAGTGAATCACTTACTCAGAGTTTTGGTAAACTACTTACAAATACGTCTAATGTTAGCGAAAGTATAGCATTACAGACGAGTGTGGTTTTGCCAGATGATGAAGCCTCGTTGACCGACGCGGGGTCATATAGAAGTCAAAATTATTGCGACTTCGCTTATTTTGCGGAAGATTATGTCGGAGCTTCCGGAACTTTTTGATATAGGGGAACGTTATGATTAACGAAAACTTGAAGCTCTCCGGTCAGCTCAACATTGTCCTGAAGGATAAGGCCGGTAACATCAAAGACCAACGCGAGGTTAAAAACCTTGTGGTCAACGCAGGTCTTGCTTACATTGCTAGCCGTATGACAGGAACAGCTAAGTCTGTCATGTCTCACATGGCTTTAGGTTCAGGCACTACTGCAGCTGCAGCTGGTGATACTGATCTAGGAACTCTTTTAGGTTCTCGCGAAGCTCTAGACTCTACAACTATTACTGGTACAAATAACGAAAAAGTTCAGTACGTTTCTTCGTTTGAAGCCGGCGATGCAACCGGTGCTGTAACAGAAGCCGGTATTTTCAATGCTGCTACATCAGGTGATATGTTGTGTCGTACTGTATTTGATGTTGTTAACAAGCAAGCTGACGATACTATGTCAGTAACTTGGACTATTACTTTATCAGCATCTTAATAAATTAAGGGGGTGAAACTATGTCAACTATAACTACTAGGTCAGGCAAAGGGTCACCCCTTACTAACAGTGAGGTGGATGCTAACTTTACTAATTTGAATTCAGATAAGTCAGAGAAAGCAAATAACCTCAGCGATTTAACAAGCGCCTCTACTGCCCGTACTAACTTAGATGTGTATAGCACAACAGAAGCTACAAACGAGGCTATAGCGATGGCGATAGCACTGGGGTAGATTATGGCATTTAAATCACATGTATCTAGCAGTATAGGCACTTCAGGAAGCCCAACAACCGTAACGGCTACTGTAGCTTCAGGAAACACTGCAACTTTAATCGGTCTATCTTTTTCAAACACGACAAGCAG